TGTGGTACCAGTATTTGCCCACGCTGACACGGAATCAAACTGGCTCAATGGTGTATAATGCGTCATTAATCTACCGAAATAAAAAGCATTACCATTCACTAAAATCTTAACATTTAATTTACCGGAGAACAATCGGTAATTTGATATACGATTGGATACACGAGGGTTTTGCATAAAAAGGGTCCAAGGATCGAAAGCCTGGTAAAAAGGAGTCACTGCAGCTGGGTCCCATACATATTCAGCAATCTTGACAGGCCTGCCAAAAAAATCACTGAGAGAAATATCGCCCAACACTGTGACATCTCTCGTTGGGTCATGCTTAGATGCAAACGAAGACTTCCATTGTTCCGCTCCATCACGAAAAGTCAACGTGTGTTCATCTTGTGGTCCCATTGTTGGTGTTTGATTATACAGCCCACCAGGCTGATTTGTATTATTGTTATAAGAAGCAGTTCAATATACAAAAAGACAGAAGAACTATTAACTGCCTCTACGGGTAATGTTTATGACGACAAACAGCACTAAATAATGCATCCCCCGAGCAGGGTATCTAACTAGTCAAGCCTACACATTTACATCTACATTATACCACTAAAACTATGCATGTGTGGTATCCAATAACTAGTGCAATTTCTATATTTACAACGGATTCTGCCACCGTGTTTCATGTGTATCATGCATACACAACACTAAGAGTAACTCTCCTAGTAGCCGTAGTTTTGCTCAGGTTATACGTAACCAGTGCTGACAGTACACTTACTCAAGCATCCACTGCTGTAACTCCTCATATGTTTCCAAATGAGAGTTAGGCAGGTAATGCATGAGATTGTGTCTGTCAGCTACTTCTAAAAGAACTTTCTGCATGGTATCAAACTCTTCCTTACCATGCTGAAAAAACTCCCTGTTAGCAGTTTGCAATATGTCACCCATCTGTTGCTCGACTGTAACTGTCTTACTCTTCTGCACAGTGTGTAACATCTTAAAGATGCTTTGCTTTTCTAATGGGCATTTATGTACTTTCAACTCTTCATCCCATACCCATCTTCTCTTAAGAAAAGTGGCATCATCAATGTGAATGAAAGGTACAGACTCCTCGTCCTTCTCAGCCATGGTATATGTGATGCCATATCCACCAAACCATTTCTGAATGGCAGTATGGTTAAACCAATCACATTCCTCTGAAACTGACATGACATTATCATCCCCATATGTCATTAAAGCAACACATTCTTTAAATGGCTTCTTCCACATTGTGGGTTTCAAACCATTATATGCCATACGCATATATAAACAGTTGTTAAGACCATTAATGACTACTGTTAAGCTATGTCCAGATGCTGTTGATGAACCTAAAGTTATCCACACACCATTCATCTCATACACTGGATTGCATACGTCTGTAGCAAGACCTCTCAT